TTGCGTGACTGCATAACCCTAACCGGTTGTGTTTCCGTTAAGGCAATTTCCACTCATAATTCTGACTGTGGTTGCACTTTTAGTCCAAAGGACTGGAGTGAAGCCAAAGCCCTCCTGAGGAAGGTCAGTCAGCAGCAGCAAGCAAAACTCTTAGAGAATTGCGAGACTGTTGATAATGTTCGTAACCTAGTCAGGGCAGCAATGCTGACCTCGGCTCGTTACGCCGTGTCGTCCTTTGTTAATGAAGACTGGATGGCCTGCCGGAAGGTAGACCATTGGGTCCTCAAACGAATGTCTGTGGATCCTGAGGATACACAGCTCGTTATTAAACAATGGAGCAATTGGGCTCGTTACATACTTTGCGGTGATGTAAAACCGAGACCAGACCTGGATACTAAGTCTCCAGGCCGGGTGCGTTTAGACCCTTCAAGGGAATACGTGCTTGAAATCTGCGTCCTGTTCGCAGGGCCTGCGTGGAGTGACCTGAATTTCCGACTTGCTTGGCAAAGTGCGGTAATTTCAGATTCTGTTGCAATCAGGCTAGTGACGCTCTCGACCTTAGGTCGAGGGTTGGGTTTACCCAGCCTCCAGAAACAAGTGAAATCAGTCTCAGACATGATTGAACACCTGAAGGAGGAGCCTACTGTCCGAGACAGTGAGCTAAATTTGGACCAGTGGACAGAGTTATACTTTGCCGCTGGCGACTATCTGAGCCGAGACCTTGGGGCCATGGCCGACGATAGCCACTTCTCCCTGAGCCTAACGTCGTGTTTTGAAAACACACGCGAGGAGGGAGGCAGTGCCGGTTACGTCAGAGAACACTATAAAGAGTTCTCTCAGGATCTTACCTTCCTTGACTTAGTCAAAGAGGCGGGAGAGTGCCTTGATCGACCGTTATACGGTCCGTTAGGCAACCTCTTTTGGGATCCGAGCTTGTATACTACCAGTGGTAGTAGATCAGTTGACATTAATAGCAAATTCTGGGAGTTTGCTTACACCTCACGGGACGAATTCTTAGAACGTCCCGAGGGGGTTAGTTTCGGTCAGCAGTACCATGATGGTACGTCTGATCGGTACTACGGAGTGGATTCCAACATCGGTTATCAAATAACCTATTGGGCTTTCGCTGAGCTTAGCAATAGCGATTCGGCGTACGTCGTCACAAGAGGCCAAGCCTGCTTATTCTGCGGTGTTCCATTGTTCTCTTCCAAGAATGAGGCAATGGACGCATTCAGATTGACGACCTTACGCAATCCACG